GATTACAGCAGATGTGCTGTTACCACTGTCAAGAACAATGTTGTGATCGTTAAGATTTACAGTAGTAGAGTTTACAGTTGTGGTTGTTCCCGATACAGTCAAGTCACCTGTAACTGTAAGATTGTCTGCCACCGTAACTTCTGAGGTGCTGTGTCCTAGTGTAATAGCTGTGCCAGATACACCTGTACCAATAGCGATAGACTCACTACTATTACCTGTATCGACTACAAAATAATTATCTGACCCTTGTTTAATTGTAAATGCAGTGGCTGAGTTATCAGTAACAGCTACGTTAATGTCTGTAGCGTCAGCACTAATAGAGTCTAGTGCAATGTCACCAACGTTAGTGATGTTGTTATCACCAAAGCTTACATTGTCACCAAAGGTTTTGTTTGTTAGTGTGTCTGTTGTGGCTTTACCGACTAGTGTATCAGCACTGGCAGGTAGAACTACAGTTACGTTCCCTGAGTACGCAGAGTGTGGGGCTGCTTGTAGCTGTGTGTAGTGTGCGTTACTAGACTCACAGTAAAACCTAATGTAAGATTCAGCACCACTGTTTTTTATAGAGATAGCGCCTGACTGCATATCAATACCGTTAGAGCCATCTATTCTAAGAACACCTGAACCGTTTGGCGTTATAGTAATGTTACCGTTTGATACAGATACAATATCCTCTCCGTTAACGTCTAGAGAACCGCCTAACTGTGGAGTGGTATCTTCTACTACGTTAGCTATTGATGAACCAGATACAGCAAGACCTGATACTATGGTACTACGTGTAATCTTTTTAAGACCGCCACCAGATGTATCTACAGCAAGAAACACATCATCGTTAGCTACTGTACTAATCTCAGATAAGTCACCCACAGCAGTAGGATTAAAGTTCGTACCATCTGCTATGAGAAGATGTCCTGAAGTGTTAGTACCCATTACAAGATCATCGCCACTAATAGTAAGATCTCCACCTACAACTACATCACCGTTAAACGTAGCCTTACCTGCGAGAGCCATATCAATATCAAGAGCAGTAATAGCACTAGAACCATCTGTGCCTTTGATAGTAAAGTTTTTGTCTGCTGTGCTTACTGTAAATACTGCGTCACCAGAATCATGTTTAAACTCAAGTATTGATGTGCCAGAAGATTTAAAGAATACCTCATTGCCAGCGGCATCTAGTATGATGTCACCACCAGAGTCTAGCGTAATATCAGTTCCATCGTTAGTGATAGTGTCAAGAGCAATACTACCTACGTTTGTGATATCGGCATCTCCAAAAGATGTAGCTCCAAGTGTAGTAGATCCACTAACAGTTAAGTCTCCACCGACAGTCAAGTTAGCACTAATGTCTACTCCACTACTAGCGTTAATGTCAACAGTAGGCGCAGTTATCTCAAGCTCAGTATCAGCATTAATATCTAGTTGACCGTCTGCGCTGGAGTGGATAGTAAGTGCAGTATCTCTAAACTGTACTTTTTGTGCAGCATTCATTAAAATGTTTTGACTTGCATCTACAGTAAAAGATGTAGTGCCACCTGTCGCAACTGTGATTACATCAGATCCGCTAAACGTAATACTTGTGTTAGTATCTGCATCTCCAGAGATACTGTCTAGTTGTATGTTACCTGCGTTGGTAATATTAGCACCACTAAATGTTAGTGCTGTCGTTGGAGTTGATCCAGACTTTATTACAAGCTCACCACTGCTGTTAGTCAAACTACCAAACGTAGTTCCGTCATCTTTTAGTACAACGTCTGCTCCACCTGCGTCTAAAGTAATGTCTCCACTTGCGTCCACAGTAAATGCAGCAGTGGCAATTTGAACCAAAGTGTCAGCAACAATATCAAGCTGACCATCAGTACTAGAGTTAATATAAAGAGCAGTATCACGAAACTGGAGCTTTTCTGACGAAGCAACCAGTATATCATCAGAAAACTCAAAGTAGTCCTCGTCTTCCATCCATTTTAGTACACCGTCATTAGTTTCACCATCAAAAGTAATTACAATGTCTGTACCAGCAGTGCCAGCACCAAAGGTTATTCCATGCCCTGCCAGTGTACTAATAGGACCACCCTCTCCAGTTGTACCATCGTGTGTGTGTCCTGTACTAGCAGCAAAGGCGGCAAGAAGCTGATCAAACTCGTCATTCGTGTCTGATGCTTGGATTATGTCACCCTCTGTATAAGTTGACTGTCTTGTGTAATTAGCACCCATTAGCGTCTAGCTCCTACTTGATATTCTAATTGAAATCCCTTTAGTGAATATGGTGGAGATTCACCACTATCATCTACCTTTAGCGCAACAGTAAAACCTGAACCCTCTACAGGTTGTCTTACTAGAGGCTGTGAACCACCGCCATAAACAAATTGTGTAGTAGAAGAGGCGGTACTATAAACAGCAGTACCATACTGCGCTCCCACTGTGGCGGTTGTTAAACTGTAAGCTGCAGGTCTTGATGCACCCACACTATCGTTGTCGTATCTTAAAAGTAAATCTGCGCTGATGTTAGCTTCAGGCTTGTAGTTAAGAATAACTCTGTGCATTGTTTTTCTTACACCTACATCTCCAAAGTTTAAATCTGGACTTCTGTATCTGCCTAGTATAGCTGTACCATCAAAGCTATTACCTTTTTCTTGCCTATGTACAAATCCATCAAAACCACCGTGTATAACTATTACATCTCCTGCTTCTACATGGGTATCTGAACATGACGGTTTAATGCCTAGTGACTCAGAGAACTCAAAGCCATCACCTTTCATAACGCAGATGACACCCTTAGTTCTTTTTGCTGAAACAGTATCCTTTGTAAAGAATATTCTGTACTGTGTCTTGTCTGGTATAACTACACTTTCAAAAATACTAGAGTCAGTTATGTTTTCGTCAAACAAAGATTGTACGTTCTTAGATATAGTACCTAGTTCAACGTCACCAATCCTAGCAGTACCAGCAACAGTTCGTAAACCATCTGGTCCAAGAAAGATTAGATCACCTGCAAACTCTTGGATAGTATTACCGTTTACACAACCTATGTTTCTAGTTACAGGTTCTACAGCAAAGTTAGCTAGGGCAGATCCTGTCAGTTTAAATATTCTATTTTCACAAAATATAAATAAGTTATCACGAAAAACCTTTAGCCCTACTATTGTATCATCTACATTGATACTGCCAGCGCCATCTGCTGAGTCAAATCCATCCTCATCAAACGGCTCACTAAAAACTAAAGTTGATGGTGTTGATGACTTACCTGCATAAAACATGTGGTTTCTAAAAGCAGCTACAAACTTTGAACCAGCTACAGTGCTTTCACTTACGTCTGTTGCAGTCATAGATGAGTTAAATACAACAGGAGCGTTAGCACCATCTACACAGATTAGTTTTTCGTTACCATCAAAGTTAAATCTTTCAAAGTCATACTTGTCTGCGCTGGTTCTACTTGTATCTCTCTGTGTCCAGTTCTCTGACACAGCATCGTCTATTGCGTGATTGGCTGCAGTTGTGCTTGATGTAGATCTAGTAACACCAGTAAAGGTTGTGCTAGTTATACCTGTGTAAGTAAACTCTTCACTGTTTATTAATAATGTGCCGCTAGATGCAAAACCTGCAGTGGAGTCTACGTTTAGTGTACCTGATCCCGACATAGAAGTTGTAGATAATATTTTCTGTGATAGTTCTGTAGAACCTGCACTGTATATTCTTTCGCCTCTAGCTGCAACCACTCTATCTGCAAATCTAACTGACATTAAAACTTTTTCAGTTGAGTTAGCAGTTTGGGGTACTACCTGATTAACATACTTACGAAAACCATTTATACGTCTGTAACCACCCTCAACGTCAGGCTCAAAGTTTTCTAAAACTAAAGCTTCACCTGGCTGCATAAGAAAGGTGGACCTGTTTAAAACTAGCCCACCCTCACAGTTAAAAGCTGCTGGTTGTAGTGTTGATGTATCTGGCATTTTAAGATACTCTTAGTACAGGATTATACGTTGTTGTCGCACCGCCCATTAATGTAGATCTTACGTAGTCGTATTTGTTTATTACAAGTGTTTGCATATTTTTTATGCCTTGTTGAAATCGTTCAAAGTTTACTTGATATTGTTGTATCTCTCCACGATACTGATATACGTAGGCTACTGCACCATCTACTACAACACTTGCAAACCTGTCAGGTATTGTGGTTGTGTCTGTAGATGCAGATAAGTCAGAGGGAAATGTAAAGTAATCAAAGACTAGTGTATATTGTTTGTCAGGGAAAGGGTACAGTATATAATTGTTATCTGGAGTACGTACTATAAATCTAGGGATACCGCCTTTTGAAAACTGTGTAACTGTTGTGCTGTTTGCAATAGCTGCTGCTGTTGTGCTGTTTGCACCTCTAGTACATCCTGTAAAATCATTACCTGATATACCTGTGTAAGTTATTTGCTCTCCACCTATAAACAGAGTGCCTGTAGAATCAAACCCTGTGGTAGATGCAACTGTTATTGTAGTGACTGCTGCTGATAAACCATCTGTTGCATTGACGGTTGTAGATGAAACGTCATCCTCTTGTACAGCGTAGTCTCTTGATATGTATTCGTTGTAGTTTAGTTTAGTCAGACTATTACCTGCTGAACTTAAATCTTCATCTTTTTTTATTCTTGCTGTGTTGTAGTCTATATACTTTGTACTTGTTGGCACAGTGTATTTAGAAACACCAGGAGTAAGTGTAGAGGAGTTTGATGCGTGGTTAAAAGGATAAGCAAACTCTCTCTGATTAATATATCTTATGGATTCATTGACAGCATTCTGACACTGTGTTTGTACGCCTCTTGGACTTGCAAAGTTAGAAGAAGTAAGTTCTACCTCATTCATCCTAACTAGTGTTTTGTTTGTCAGTGTAAGAAATGTTTCTGCCATAAGTACTTCCTAATATGTGATAAGGGGGCCAGTTGCCCAGCCCCCAAAGTATTATGCTAGTAGATCACGATCTACTTCATTAGCAGATGTTGACTGTGATACGTCATCCATCATTATACAGACAGCGTACACACGTATGATACCACCAGTGATGGTTCCACCTGACGCATGAATCTCTACGTCAATAGTGTCTGCTGCTGCAGTAAACGATGGTAGGTTAGAACATACACCTGAAGATGTAATAGCAGGAGTGTGATCTCCTACTGATGCACCGTCAAGATCAAATGCCGTAGCAAAAATGTCTACGTCTGTTCCTGTGATACCTACGTGAATCGAGGAGTCTGTAGTAGTACCTGCCATTGCAGTTACAACTTCAAAACCTGCATGTAGGATCAAAGTGTTTGCAGGAACAGCAATAGCCTCAATGATATCATTGGCTGCTAGTGCAGTACCACCGTTTTGTAATATAGCATCTGCAAGATCTATATCGTTCTGCAAAGTAACTAAGCTGCCACGAAGCTGCTTATTGCCAGTACCGCCATTGTTGGAAGTAGAGGCTGAGTTCGTGCTCATTGAAATAGTAGCCATTGTTCAATCTCCCTTCTTACGCTGCGTTGTACTTAGCTGTTACAATACCTTCTGGACGAAGGATCTTTCTACCATATAGGTGCATACCACGAACAATGTCACTGAATGAATCAGGGTCACGATATGATTCTGTTTTGTTGATCTGCTCTGCAGTTGCTACTGCTGAGTCATGTCCACCAACGATCACACCAAAATTAGCGTTTTGGTTTGCTGATCCTGTTGTACCTGGCCCTGTTCCTACTGCTGGTAGGTTTGAAGACACGTACATACGGAAGCCGTGAAAGCTGTTGACTACAAGACCGTTACGAAGACCACCAGACTCACCGAAGTCAGCATTTAAGAAGCGTGAGTCTTCATCACGAAGTAGCTCCATAAACACAGGGTCAACAACAAGCCATCTGCCATCTGTATCAACTTGTTGTTGATCTAGCAAACGAGCCATACGAGCTACAACCATTGCTGGTGAAGCTGTTGCTGTTGGTAGTGCTGTCGCACCTGGCAAACGTGCTGCTAATGGGATAGAGTGATCCCCTGCAGAACTTGTTGTAATATTGCCAAATGAGTCCTTACGTAGTTTCATTGATGTCAACAGTTCATCTGAACCAGCAGTGATTACAGACTTAGAACCATTTACGGTTGAGTTAGCTGTATCTGCTCCTGTATGTAATGCTGACTGTTTGAAACCAGAAAGGTATCCAAGCACGTCTTGGTCATACTGATCTTTTAGACGATATGCTGCACGATCTGTTGCAAGTTGCATAAAGTTTACGTGACTGTGGGCTTCCTCGATGTCATCCATCTTAAAAGCAAAGTAGTTCGCTTTGTCAATAGTTAACTGAAAGTCCTCATCGTCTAAGTCTTGTGCTGTGACAGTTGTGCCACGTGTATAAGCTTGCACTGAGATTTCAGGTTCTTTGATAATCTGAACCGTATCCCCTTGTGCGCTTATCTCTCCGAAATAATCGGAGTTAGTTATTTCTCCTACAACAGTACTCTTGCGGAAAGCAAGCTGTACCTGTTTGGAGTAGATTACTGGGCTAAAATTACCATTAGGTAAATTGCCGTAACCTGACGCTGATGAAAAAGCCATGATAAAATCCTCCATTAGATGTTTGGCTTAAGTTAGTAAGCTAACACTTTGAAAGAGGCTAGTAGTTCTAGGGTGCGAGTACCATACACTTTGGCCTTTGTGTACAGCATCGGGCCTATACTTAACTAGGTAGGTCTTACTTAGTAGTTGGGCTTAGTTAAGAAAAGCACAAAGGTAGCTAATAATAGGGCTTTATGCTTTTACTTCATAAACATAGTTATATATACTTAATCTACTATGTCAATAGTTTTTTATCGTGCACCACCAGAAATATCATATACAAAATTACCTGCTTGTATAGCTTTCATAATATCTTCTGATCGTGCTTCATATTCTCTAGCAGACATTTTCTGTACTTGTGACTCTAGAATCTGTCCTGCTACACCTTCACCGTCAATCTTAGTTGTTCTTTTTGTCTTGACTTGTGATGCTGCTTCTTTAGTTGTTCTCTTTTTAGACTTGATGTCCATGCCGTTGTCAACCTTAAACAGGTCAATGACACGTACAACTGATCTTGGATCGTCTTGATTCTCGTACAGAGCGTCTTGTACCCACTTGGGTTGCTCCCCTGCCCAGTTATGAAAGTCGTCGCTTTCACGTAACTCATCAAAGTCAGGGTGTATTTTTCTTATAGCGTTCTCTGATTTAGTGCGTTGGGTTTCTGCATTAAGTTGATCTATCTCTTGTAGCCTCTTGTCTGCCTTTGCAAACTTTTCTTCAGCTATCTTAGCAGCTTTTGTTTCTACAATGCTTGCTATCTCTGGATACTTTTTAGTCCAAGCATCTATCTCTTCGTCTGACTTAGGTGGTAGTAGCTGGCCTTTTGCAGCTTCTTCCATCTGAGCTTTTAGTTCTTTTATTTCTTCAGACTGTTTGTTTAAGTGCTTGCGTAAATCGCTGTACCGTTTCTTATACGTTCTTTCTTCAGCAGATAGCGTTTCTTCTTTAGCTTCTGTATCGGCCTCTTTCTTTTCGGTACTTTCTTCTTCGGTAGGACTTTCTGTTCTTGCCTCCATGAGGGATTTAAGTTCTGCCTCATCCTGCTCTATTCGTTTTCTGTTAGCTGTAAGGGTTGACTTGTTTTGTACAAATCCTGCATTCTTTGGTGTTTCCACTTCTGTTAGTTCTGGCATTTAGTTTCTCCTTATGTTGGGGCCAGCCGTAGCTGGGTAGCCTTATTGTTATATGGATTTAATTTCCGTAGGCTGTTGATACACCAGCAGGTGTACCAGCCTCGAACTCTTCAAAAAACTCTTCGTCTGAAAGACTTTCATCTTGTATTAGTGCTGTCTCTGTTTCTTCAGTACCACCGTAGAATGTATCTGGCCCTGCACCTGCTGGAACATTTGGACCCTCGCCATCATCATCATCTCTATCACGTAAAGTCTGTACATACGCTTGTTGTTGTGCTATTATATCTTGTGCTTCCTGAGAGTCTGATGAAAAAGAAGTTGCAGGTTTAAACAAACCACTTCCTGCTATTCTTGAAAGTGCAAAATTAGCATTTATTCTTGCTGTGTTATACATATCTAACTCTGATTGTGATAAATCATTACCCTTATCATCTTTACCTGATTTTAATGCTTGTGCTGATATTTTTACAACATCTAAAGCCATATTTTTATTTGACTTTATAGCTAATTTTTCTAGTGCTAAACCACCAACAAAAGGCACTAACATATTTCCTGCAGTATATATAACACCTTTTTCTATTGAGTTTAACATACCTGCGTTAGGATCTGATTGTAGTGCTGCTGAGTAGTTTTTAAACATTGTAGGAGTCCATTTATCTACAGGTGTGTTTCTAAATGTGGGATCAGGGTCATCATCATCACCACCATTACCACCACGTTCTCTTTTTTGTTCTTGGACTTCTAAAGGAGTCTCACCTTTTAATACAAATCCCTCTGGTATAGGAGAGAGAGGTCTACCGTTAAAAAATATTATCTGTATCTCTCTTCCTGTAATAGGATCAATGTATATTCTAAACTCAAAGCCAGTGAACATTGAACCTGTTCCACCGTAACCTCCATAGCCACCGCCAACTGGTGCAGGTATTTCTTTGTCTTGTATCTGATCTACCTCGCCACCCTCTTGCATTTGTTGTGGAGATTCACCTGATGTAACTTTTTCTGCAGCCTCTTCTACTTCTAGTTCGTCATCTCTAAAGAAAGACTCTTCACCCTTTTTGATACGTTGAAAACCTTGTTTAGCTGCATCTTGTAAACCTTCAAAGAACGCTGTGCCGTAATAACGTCTAGTAGCAGCGTCTATCATAAACTCGTTGGGGCTTGCCATGATAGGTATGTCATCTCTGACTTCTTCTGGTGTAGCTCCAACAGGTGCTACGTTACCACTTACAGGGTCTTGTTTCTCACTGAGTATCTCATCCATCTCACGTTTCATAGAACGTGTAGATTGAAACATTGGTGCGTCAGTCTCTGCCATTTATTTCATCCCTTAAAAATGTCAATCTTCTTAGAGCAGCTATCTCACCTTGAGCACGATACACACCTTCTATAGATGTTTCTTGTTCTAGTTTACGCTGTGCTACTTCTATCTTTTCATTAAGTAAATTAACAAACCCATCCCATAGAGGCTTGTCGTTTACTAGCTTTTTTACTATCATGTACCTGTGAACCCTTGTTCACCTGGCGTTGGAACTGTGCCTGTTCCTATGGTTCCTCCACCTGCACCTGTAGTATCTTGTACTCCTGTACCTGCTGGTGGTGCCGGAGCAGGTTGCTGCCCCTCTTGTTCAGGTGTTTCAAGTGGCGCTATACCTTCAGGGGGTTCTGGTGGTGCAGCAAACTTCTTAAGTATCTCAGCTTGTATAGCTGCGTCACCAAGTGAGTTAGTTACTTTGTCAGGATCTAAGTCCATACTCTTAGCTATCTCACGAATGATGTAGTCTGATTTTACAAACGGCTGTAGCATAGGATTAGAAGCTACACCTAAGAACTGCATGAGGCGCTGGGAGCGTACCTCGTTAGCCATAAGACTTTCTGTACCTTGTGCTTTTACTTCTAGATCACCTTTGATACCTTCATCGTAGTCAAACTGCATGTTAAATGCAAAGAATGCTCTGCCCATAGGTGCAATAAGATAGTCATCTACGTTCTTAACTACATTCCGTATGCTACCGTTGGCAGCAGACATAAGCATGGAAATACCACTAGCAGTACGCCCCACACCCTGTACGCCTGTTTGACCGTGAGCAAAAGATGGAAAGCCTGTTGATTCATCTGCTAGTACCCTTGCCTTATCAAATAGCTGCATGTTTTCTGCAGCAACGTTTGGAAACTTAGTACCAAAGATGCCTTGACCAGGAGCACCGCCCTGTCTACGAAACACCTTACCAGGATATACAGATAGGTCTTGGCCTGGCACTAGATTAGTTTCATCTACTTCTATTATAAGATTACCAGATAGTGCAGCATTGTCAATAGCCATACGCATGAAACCATTCATCAAAGTTTGAGTATCGTCCATGTTTTCTGCGATACCTACACCAAAGAATGAGTATGGGTTTAGCTCATACGGTACAGCGTAGTAAGGTATACGTGCTGGTTTGAATGGGTTAAGAACTAAACGTAATACTTTGCCATTACATATCCAAGCGTTTACACTTAGTTGCTCTGAGTCCTGTAAGTCTTTTGGTATTACAACACCGTGATCTTCTAGTATAGATGTGTCTACATAGCCCCAAAACTCTAGGACTTCATATCTGTATGGAGCGTTGGTATACTGTGCATCGTCCTCCATGTCTTGTTCCCAGTATTTCTTTTCGTAGGACTCGCCTAAGTCTATTGCTTCGTTAATAGATTCTTCTCTAAAGAAAGGTCTAGACTTTAGTCCACGCATTTGAGAGCGTGTCATACGATGTCGCTCTACTACATACTCTGCTTCATCCATGTTGTACGCATCTGGATCAGGATAGAAGTTCCAAATAGATACGTGGCTTGTAGATGGTACAGTCTTTATTGTTGGGTCATACTCACCGTCTTCATTCCAGTTAGAATACTCTTTGTCTATAGCAAACGGACCTTTCATAATCCCTGTGCCAAACAACGCCATCTCAAACGAAGTGTGGCGCAGTTGTTTATTAGCGCCACTTTCTTCTAACTGATCATGTATTTTCTTTTCCATCTTTTTAGCTGCAATCATAGCTGGATGGAACGTCACTGTATCTTGTGTCGTACCTGGACCTTCAATTATTTTGTCTGAAGCATACTCTAGTGTGTCCTCTATTGGACCCATGCGCTTCATACGATCATACATAGTTTCACCAGGCTTTAGTTTTTCGTCTGGATCAAACAGTAATGTAACTGGGGGCTTCTTACCAAAGGCATCCTCTAACTGATCTTGTGCCTGTTCAGTCTGAGGGTTAATGCTGATGTGCATGGACTCAGCTACACCTTCTGGTAATGTTGTAGGATTTACTGTAAGGGGAAAACGAGAGCTACCAAATAAAACATCTACAATCTGACCGTAGGCAGCTAGTGTTTTAGTTTTAGTAACCTTAATAAATACACGAGACTTTTCAGTTTCAGTAAACTGTACGTCTGTATTGTATAGGCCACGATAGTTTCTATAGGCACGTAGCCACCTATTCTCATCTGCAAATCTAGCGTCTTCTGCTCTGCTAAACTTAGAGGTAACGAAAGCGACAACACCTTGTGCATCTAGATCATCAGTGTCTTGGATGACAGATACTTCGTCTGTTTCAAATAGTTCACCTTGTTCGTTTTCTGTAGCCATTATCGGTCATCCTTTTTAAAACAGTCAAACTGTAGTCCATAGTATTCATTCTCTTCATACTTTTTCCAGTTGGCATTATCAACTATTGTGTTACACTGTTCTTGTGTAAACGTTTCTTGCATAATGTATTGATTACCTGTGTAAACCCATTCTTCTCCAGTATAACCCCACATACTTATAACTACTACAAATGTTTTCATTATTAATATCCGAATGTTGGGTCAGATGCTTGAAAGCCTGTCCTGTGTGACATAGGGTTATAATCCCATAAAGAACTGCGTGGTCTTGTCATTATACCATATCTAAGAGCATCATACAAGTGGTCTTCTGCATTAGTGTCAACATCTTCTGGATTATTTTTACTCAAAGGTAAACCTGGAAGTTGAGCTATCATATTGTTGCAAGAAGAGAAGAACACTAGTCTTGGCTCCTCAGTAAACTCATCTACTTGCAAACGGCGGTGAAGCTCGTTTTTACCT